AGATGCCAAAGTTAAAGGTAAGCGTAAAAAGAAACGGAAACAAATTAAAGAAGAATCTACAGGAGTTGATGAAGCTCCACAAGCAGAAGGTTGAAGTAGGCCATTTCCAAGAGCAAGGCAATCATTCAGAAGCTGGTATCTCCTATGTAGCTCTTATGAAGAAGCACCATACAGGGTATGAGTTTGACGGAAATTCAGTTCCTGCCAGACCCATAAGGGATGTTCTAGGATTCAAGCTTATGGGAAACTCATATAAAGCAACCATAAAGAAATATTTCATGGATTGGGGCAGAGTGCCTAACACCTTCAATAGCCGTATGTTATTACTCAACGGTATTGGTAAGGATATGAGAGAGACAGAGAAGGACATCTTTGGAACACACAGCTCTAAGATCCCCGCCAATGCTGAGTTGACAATAGCATTAAAAGACGGAAGGGACACACCTATGGTGGACTCTGGAGAGCTTAGAGAAGCAACAGCATATAAAACATCTCTTATAGATGTAGCAGTGACAGGATAGGAGATTATGTCTATACAATTATTAAGAGGCAAGACACTCTCTTTTCTTAGAGATGACCCAAGTAACGCAGGGTATTACGATGTAGACGGTGACTGGGTGGAAGCCGGTGATATAACCATACCAGCCATAGGCAGCTTGCAGCCATACACAGGTGTCAGCAACGGAGAGATGCAGCAAATCATCAACTCTGGCTACTCTGCTGTAGACCTTAGGATATTTTACACCAAAACAAAGTTACAGACACTTAATCAATTTACAAAGATTAAGCCTGACCAAACAATAATAGACAGTTTTACATATGATGTCTTCTCAGTTAAAGACTGGAATATCCCCAGCCTCTCTAGTTCACACTATAAGGTGTTGTTAGCTAGGAAAGACCTGCCAAGTGGAGTTTAATAAATGTCGATAGATTATGATGCTATTAGATCAAAGTTTATCTCTATTGTCAGGATAGGTGTAGGCAGTAGCTTGTCCCTTAGCGGTCAGACAGGTAATCAATATGCCTCTGTTATCAAACGTAGGCCAGATGGCCCTAAACCTGATTATCCATATGTAGATGTGGATGTAGTCAGCACACAGGATGAAGGGGGTTGGATTTCTCATCAAGGTGTTGATGATAATGGAGATTTGTTTTATGAAACTCATAAGCAGCTTCTAATAAACTTCAGGTGTTATGGTGGAGATGCCATGACAATTATGAATGACTTAGTTGGACATATGAGGCAAGTACATATAGTCCAAGACGACCTCAGAACCGCCTTAGAGGGAAGTATTGTTCAGGTGTTCGATGTTACTTCAATACCGATACAATTGTCAGATAAGTGGATTGAGAGTTCAGACTTTAATCTTGTCTTCAACGTAGTTGATAGAATTACTGATACAGCATCCGGTTACGGGGAGATAGATATTGTACATCTGGATGGAGAGCTGTTTAGAGATGAGCTGGATGATACGCCTCTCCCAATAACCATTGATGCCCCATAATAATAAACACTTCTAGTAGGGAGGCGGTATGGGCAGAAGACTCACAGTAGATGAAGTAAATGCTCGCTTAGAGCCTAGAGGCTTTAGTTTAGCTGGAGAGCTTAATGGTGTTATGAAGAGGGTAGATATATCCTGTTCAAACAATCATGTTTGGAGTGCAACCCCAGACAGTGTTATGAGAGGGAGTGGTTGCCCACATTGTTCAGGCAACCTCCCGCTAACCTACGAAGATTTAGAGCCGTTGTTTATAGAGAAGGGTATAAAGATGCTTGGAGACTTTACTTCAGCCCAAGCGCCGACACTGTTTGAACATGATTGTGGCTACCAATGGAACGCACAGCCTACAAGGATTGCTAGAGCCACTGGCTGCCCCAGTTGCGGCGGTTGCCTGCCTCTCAGTAAAGATATTGTGAACAAACGTCTAGAAGGTAGGGGCATACGTTTAGACGGAGACTATACAAATAACAGACTATCTGCACGTTTTGTCTGTGATAAAGAACACTCATGGAATACAAGCGTCAGTACAGTTCTCGGAGGTAGGGGTTGTCCTCTTTGCAGTCGTAACAGGCCTGTAACTAAAGAGGTACTCTCAATAGCCCTTGAGGGGAGTGGTGTGTATCTATCAGGAGAGCTTATCAAGGCGCACGCGGTGACCGAGTTCTCTTGTGGTGAAGGTCACACATGGTCAACCACACCAACACAAGTTCTTAGAGGATCAAGATGCCCGTCTTGTGCAACGCATGGGTTCAGGCCAGATATGCCTGCCACATTCTATATACAGTTATTAAGGGGTGTTCATGGAGTGTTCTTAAAATTCGGTATTACCTCTAGGGCAGTTGAAAGGCGTGTCCTCGATCAACAGAGGCACTCTAAGTTTAGTCACTACGTCCTGTACTCACTAACTCTTGAGAATGGCAAAGACATTGTAGATATAGAACGTGAAGTAAAGATAAAAATAAAGACAAGAGTAGTCGATAAAAGCTCCCTCCCCGACGGATATACTGAGACATGTAGTGTGTTCGATTACAACAACATTATGAGAATAATAAATGAAAAACTTAACTAAAGGAGGCTCCCTTGCCTAACTTACAAAATATATCTAACGTATCAATCAGTTTATCCACAGTCGCAGTGAGCAGGCAGGGCTTCGGTATCCCTCTCTTTATCGCAAACACCCGCTCATTTAACGAAAGAGTACGTACATATACAACTATAGAGGCAGCTACAGCAGACTTCTTATCAGGCTCTGATGAGTTGGCGGCTGCTACAGCTTTCTTCTCTCAAATACCTGCACCAAAGTCTGTCAAGATTGGGCGTAGAGAGGCTGATTTAATCTTAACCCCTGATACTCCTGCACTTGATGATGTATACACAGTTACTGTTGGCGATACAGACGGTGATAGTGTTGTAGTTAGTGTGACAGCTATTGCCCTAGACGACGAAGAGGCTATCGTAGATGGCCTTAAAGCGGCTATTGATGGTGACCCTAACGTATCTGTTCACGTAACAACTACTAAGAATGGTACAGGCGCTTCAGCCACATTGACTATTTCTCCTACTCTAACATCTGATGCGTTTAACGTAGCTAGCTTGTTAAAGCTGACACCTAGCTTCACTTCTTCAGAAGTTGCAGGTGATGCTCTGGCAGCAGTTGAAGCTATTGATAGTGACTTCTACTTTGTAACAGCACATGACCATACAGAGACATTTGTCCTAGCTATGGCATTGGCAGTTGAAGCTAGGAGTAAGATGTACTTCGTATCTAGTGCAGAGCAAGACTCTATAGCAGCTCTCGCTGAACCCGCTACAGATACTCTAGGTAAGTTATTCGAGCTTAACTACTTCCGTACAGCAGGCATCTATCACCAAGATGCAGACACTAAGTTCACTGAATGTGCATTTGTCGGTAAAGGTGCTCCCTATAACCCCGGAACTATTACATGGGCTAATCAACAATTAGCTGGCGTAAGCACAAGTGCTAATAGCGGCGGTGTAAAACTGACAGCCACAGAACAAAATAACGTGGTGGCGAGAGAATGTAACTTCATTCAGAACGTTGGCGGTGTAGACATTACACGTCAGGGCAGAGTGGTTGCAGGTGAATGGATTGATGTGATCCGTAGCCGTGACTTGCTCGAAGCTAGGTTGAACGAAGCTTATCAGAATCAGTTGATTAACGCCCCTAAGATTCCTTACACAGATAGTGGCATCAACTCCCTACGGAGTACAGCTTCTTCTGTTCTTAGTCGTTATGTGACTACAGAAACACAAGCTAATATCTTAGAAGAGGTGAATCCATTCACTCTTGACTTCCCTAGAGCGAGGGATGTGTCCTTCGCTGATAAAGCGGCTAGGACGTTTAATGGCAGTTTTGAAGCCTTCTTAGCGGGGGCAATTCATGTGGCCTCAGTATCAGGAAGCCTTACATACTCTGGGGATGCTTAATGAATATCCAATCAATAATCAAACATAAAGAGGTTAAATAATGAGCTTACCAGTATATAGTTCACGAGATGTTAAAGTTTCATGGGGGGGTCAGGCGCTTTCTGGCCTAGCACAAGACAGCTTTATCACATTCAGTCGTGCAAGTGATCTAACAGATGAGGAAGTAGGCGCTGACGGTCAAGCTAATATTAGCAGACTTCCAGATCGTACAGGCACTTGTACTATCTCTCTACAACAGAATTCTTTAGGTAATCTAATCCTATCAGGTGTGATGCTGAACCAAGAGAACCAATCTAGCTTTGTTACGGCATCTTTAACTGTTGTTGATCCTTCAGGAAGCGTATTAGCCTTCATGACGGGAGTTCATTTGAAGACAGCCCCAGAAGTTAGCCTAGGCTCTAGTGCTAGTGGAGCAACAAGAGATTGGGTGTTTTGGTGTGAGACTATGCAATTCTCAGCAGCTCCAGAGGGTCTAGCACAGTCTATTGCAGAGAGTGCAGAGATTGCAGGTGGTATCTCTACCATTATGGGCAACTCAGATATAGCAGTAACCGTATAAAGAAGTGGAGGCAGGGGCTATTTACTTAGCCCCTTTCTTTTGTATCATATTCCTAGAGGGGGACATAAATGAACGATATTGGAAACATAGCTTCTGAGGTAATGGAGAGGCAGGGGTATAAGCAGATAATGCTTGAAGAGGGTATGTATGCTATTAAGCTCTTACCATCAACTCAGGGTATTGGTTTAGCCTTTAACCTTATTAGGGTATTCTTACCTTCTATCGGCGCTTGGGCTGATGGTGAAAAGAAAGAGGGATTAATTCTCCCAGAAGACAACAGTATGTTCTCAGAAGTAGCAATGCTTCTTGTAGGACAGATGGATAGAATTGACCTGTCACAAGTTATTAAAACCTTAGTCGGGACAGCATTATTAAATAACCAACCTATTGACTTTGAAAAGCACTTTGTTGGTAATTATGGCTCTTTGATTGAACTTGTAGAGTTTGCTCTCAAGGAGAACTTTGGAAGTTTTTTTACTTCATATCTTCGCAAGAAGGGGATCAACATAGGCGACTTGATGATGACAGCCGATGCTTCAGAAACCCCTTCAGTGGAGATAGCAGACAAGTAGGCCCTAATGAGTCGGTGGTGAGTAGAAGGTTAGAAGAGAGTTGTTCTTTTGATAGGCATGACTGGTTCTACTTTAACA